TTCACGCAACCACTCGCTACGAGTCTCAAACCGCTTTGCATCGGCAATCAGCATCTCGTCGGTCCAGGCAAACCGCTGACGCATGTGACCGCAGCAAACGTCCAGCAGATTTCGCCCACGCGCTACGTTGTATGCAGAGCCAGACTCACGCTCCCACTCGCTACGAGTCTCAAACCGCTTTGCATCGGCAATCAGCATCTCGTCGGTCCATGACGTCAGTACTTGTGGCATGTGACCGCAGCACACGTCCAGCAGGCTGCGTTTAAACGCTGCTTGGTACGCAGGGCGAGATTCACACTGCCACTCGCGACGAGTCTCAAACCGCTTCGCATCGGCAATTAGCATCTCGTCGGTCCATGTAAACCGATGACGCATCCCCGCGCAGCACACGTCCAGCAGGTTTCGTGCAAACGCTGCTTGGTACGCAGCTTTAGACTCACGCTGCCACTCGCCGCGAGTCTCAAACCGCGCCGCGTCTGCGATCAGCATCTCTTCGGTCCAGCGCGTGCGTTTTTTCGTTTCCATGTTCGTTCCCAAGTGTTTGCCTATGTGAAGTTTAACGGCTCTCAACAAGAAAAGTTGACGCCGTCTGTCTGTCGGTTACAATCTGTTTCATGTCGAGGAATCGTCCAGGGCGCGACGAGCGCACCGACCAGCATAAATCCGGCCCGACGCCACAGCGTCCCGGCTACGGTGGCTCCATTGGTGGAGTCATCCGTGCAGATCAAGAGCCTTCCGGTAACGATTGAAAAGGCGGCTTCGTCCGCTTACGACGCATCGTTCGTGATGTCAGCCGCAACGGCTGACCGGGTTAAAGACACGATTGACCCTGCCGCCTACAAGTCGGCTCTCGGCTCCAAACTGATCGCCCTTTATCAGCACGATCCCGACCGCCCCATCGGTTTTTGGGAGAACTTGCGTATGGCGGGCGACACGCTCGTTGGTGATCTGAAGGTCGCTGGCACGAACCTGGGCCAGATGATCAAGCAACTGATTGCCGATGGCGTGCCCCTTGGCGCGTCGATCGGCTTTCGCGGCAAAGGCGAGCAGAACAAAGCCGGTGGCATTCACTTTAAAGAACTTGAGTTGATGGAATGTTCGGTGGTGAGTATCCCTGCACATCCCCGGGCAATGATGCTGGCCAAGAGCCTTGGCATCGATATCGAATACACCTCTTCGGAGGTTGATGTGCCAGATCCTGAGGTAGCAGACGCTCCCGCTTTGGATTCGGGCATTCGTGAGCGGGCAGTTGCTTCGCTCCAGTTGTCTCTGCGTTCAATCCAAAGTAACCCCTGGAGTACAAAATGACTCTCTCAGAACAAATTGTCAGCAAGCAAGCTGACCTCGTGGCCGCGCGTGATGTGCTGGTCGATCTGGTTGCCAAAGCTGAAGTCGGTAGCGAAATCGCCATCGACGAGGCCACTGCAACCGTGGACAAGCTGACCGGCGAACTCGACCGCCTGAAGGCCGCTGAAGCCAGCATTCAGAAGTCGGTTGCACGTGCCTCTGGCGCTCCCGCTATCAACTCGATTCCTCGCGTGAAAGACAGCGAGAAGGCCGACCTGCTCGTCAAGAGCGCACTGGTTACCTTCGACGCCTACTGCAAGCGCATCCCGGTTGAGCAGGTCATCGAGCAGCGCTTCGGCAATGACGAGGCCCTGACCGCCGTGGTGGCGTACACCAAGGCCGCGCAGAACCCTGCAATGACCAATGTGGCCGGGTACGCTCAGGAACTGGTGCGCGATTCGTATGGCGCATTCATGGACCTGCTGCGTGGCGAGTCGGTTGTGCCCCAACTGCCGCTTCAGCGTTTCGAGTTCAACGGCTACCAGAACATTCGGATTCCCGCTCGTGCGGCGACCCCGAATCTGGCTGGCGCGTTCCGTGCTGAAGGTGCGCCCATCCGCGTTGGTGCTATCGGCCTGACCAGCACCACCCTGACCCCCAAGTCGCTTGGCGTGATCGGCACTTACACCAATGAGTTGATGGAGCGTTCTACGCCCAACATCCTCGACATCATCCGTACTGCGATGATTCAGGACACGGCTACCGCTCTTGATACCGCGTTCCTGGGTGCCACGGTTGGAAGCGCCACTGTCCCGGCTGGTATTCAGACTGCGGCTGCTGGTGGCAACACCGCTGCTTCGGCTGGTAACACCACCGCGAACATCATTGCTGATGTCCGTGCCCGCCTTCAGGCCATGACTGCTCTGAACCTTGGCCGTCGTCCGGTCTGGATCATGAACCCGGCCCGCTGGTACGGTGTGAAGCTGTCGGTGACTGCCGCCGGCACGCCTGCCTTCCCTGAGGCTGCTAACGGCACGCTGATGGGCGCTCCTGTGGTCACCTCGACCAACGTGCCTGCCGCGATGGTGTTCCTGGTGGATGCTGCTGAGATTGCCTTCGCTGGTGGCGCTCCTCGCTTCCTCGGCACTGATGTTGCGACGATCCACGAAGAGGACACCACGCCTCTGCCGATCATCGGTGGCACGGGTACTGCGGCTCAGCCTGTTCGCTCTTTGTTCCAGACGAATTCGAGTGCCCTTCGGGCCACTTGGGAAATCGACTGGGCTGTGATGCGTGCTGGTGCGGTTCAGACCATCTCTGCTGCTGCTTGGTAAGTCGGTAGTGACTAGCCCGAGGGTTAACGCCCTCGGGCTTTTAAGGGGTTGAGATGCAACGTTCTTACATCTGGGTCCATAAGCAAGCCGCAGAACTTGACGGCGAGACTGGCTTCATCGAATGCGACTCTGACATTGCCGAAAAGCTGATCGCAGAGGACAAGGCGCAAGACCCGTCGTGCGGAGCGCACTACCTGCGTGAGATCACCTACGAAACCAAGGTGATGGCTCCTCGGAAAACCGCATCGGCCCGCAAGACGCAAGAATGAACTTAATCGACAGAGCGAAGTCGTGGTTTCGCGGGGCCGAAGGCTCGCAGCGCGGCACGTTCTACGGTCAGGGCCATCTCGGTAACTGGTTCGGGTTGGGCCACCTCGAAGACGGATATCAGCGCGATCTGACGATCGATTCATTCACCCTGCAACGCATCCCTGCGGTGTCGGGCGCGAAGCATCTTTACAGGTCAGCCTTCTCGCAGCTTTGGCCTGACCATAAGCATATCGACAACAACGGCAACGTGACCATGGTTCGCACGAGTGCGGCCAGCCGGGTCATGATGGTGCCAAACGATTACGAGACAGGCGCGGCGTTCAATGCGCGTCTGGTAGATGCCTGGATCACCTACGGCGAAGTGCTGGTTCTTGCGACCCGCAATGACCGCTATGAAGTCGCATCGATGCATATCGTGCCGCCCGGCTCGTGGCAGTGGCAGGTCGATGAGAAAACGAAAGAGGTCTACTACCTAGTCAACGAGCATGGTGCGTTGCTGACGCCGGTTGATGCCACGGTTGTTGTCCCAGCGAGGGACTGCGTGCATCTTCGCTGGGCCACGCCGCATCATCCGCTGATCGGTGAGTCCCCGCTGCGGTCTGCGGGCATTGCGGCGGGCATTCACTCGGCGTTGTCACGCAGTCAGACTGCGTTCTTCTCGAACATGAACCGCCCCTCTGGTGTGATCAGCACTGATGCGACGCTGACCCGCGAGCAGATGGCGACGTTGCGTGCCGCGTGGGACGATCAATCGAAGCGTATGGCTCAGGGCGGCGTGCCGATTCTGGCGAGCGGCATGAAGTGGCAACCGATGTCGATCACATCTTCGGACGCCGAAGTAATTGCCACGCTCAAGATGAGCAACGATGAGATCTACCGTGCGATGGGGGTGCCGCCTCCGTTGCTTGGGGCGCTCGAAAACGCGACGCTGGCGAACACTGAGCAACTGGTGCAGGCGTGGCTTTCCTTTAGCCTAGGCGGCCTTCTGGAGCGTTATGAGCGGGCTTTTGACAAGCTGTTCGGATTTAACCCTCGGGTTGACCGGATCGAGATGAGTGTCGATGCGCTGCTGCGATCTAACCTTGATGGCCGAATGTCTGCTCTGTCGAAGGGCATTCAAGGCGGCGTGCTGAGTCCCAACGAGGCCCGGCAGCGCGAAGGCTTGTCGCCTGTCGATGGTGGCGATCAAATCTTCTTGCAGCGGCAGAACACGCCTGTGGATTTGCTGTCTCAATTGGCTGTGGCCGAGTTGGAGGCCAAGACGGCACCGCCACCTCCCGCGCCCGTACCCGAGCCTGAGCCTGAGCAAGAGCCTGATCCCGTCGAAGAAGAAAACGCGAAGGCGATTGCCTACAGCACTATCAAGAAGGCCATGCTGTCATGACGGATCGAGCGACGTTTCAAGCGGTTGGTGAGATTCTCAAAGAAATCTCTGCTGACCTCAATGCGAAGATCGAGCGGATCTCGCTCACCCCAGGCGAGCGCGGCGTTAGCATCAAGTCGGTTGAGCAGGCTGACGACCTTAGTTCTTTTACGCTGTCGCTTGATAACGGTCAGTCCTCGGTCATTCGGCTGCCTTCGGTGCAAGGCCCTCGGGGCTTTGGCATCAAGGCTATTCGTCAGGCTGGCGATAGTTCAATCGAGATCGAACTCGATGATGGTTCGACCGCTCAGGTTAATCTGCCGGTCGCTAAGGCCGAGCCCGCTAACGGCATCAAGTCGGTTGAGCAAGCTGACGACCTTAGTTCCTTCACGCTGTCGCTCGATAACGGTCAGTCCTCGGTCATTCGGTTGCCTTCGCGGCAGGGTGAGCGTGGCAACGGGATCAAGGCGGTCAAGCAGACCGACGACCGCACGGTCGTTGTCGAGTTGGAAGACGGCACCTCGAGCCAGTTCAAGCTGCCTGCGGCCATCCGTGGCGTGGGTATCAAGTCGCTGGCGCAGTCGGCAGACAATCGGCAACTCGACATCGTCATGGATGATGATGCGGTCGCCACGATTGATCTGCCTTTTGTGCAGGGCGAGAAGGGCGAGAAGGGCGACACGGGCTTTGGTCTCGATGCCGAGCCTTGGGTGCCCGGTGCGATCCACGTAGAGAACGAAGTCGTTCAGCATCACATCGGCAGGCTTTATGTGGCGAAGTGCCGCACGAGCAGTGAGCCTGGGGACTCTGACGATTGGCGGCGTGTCGGCCACACCGGCCTGCGGTTCTGCGGTGGGTTCAAGAAGGATTATTCGTACACCCCCGGCGACATCTACATCAAAGACTTCTCGGCGTTCCTGTGGGACGGCAAGAAGTCGAATCTGATTGCGGCTCGGCAGAAGGAGACGCCTGCCGCAGAGGTGGCGCAGGTTCTTCTTGGGATGCCTAAGCTGCTCGATTCGGTCATCAAGGGTCTGATCGATCCTGTGACCGATGCCGCTGCCGAGAGCATTCAGATCATCGTCAAAGAGCAGGTTGATAAGGCATATCGTGCGCCCCTGATCAAGACCGATGATGGTCAGTGGTTCTACATGAGTGGCGATGATGCCGAGCCTCTCTTTGACAAGTCGCTGCTGCGGTTTGTGGAAGCCGCCCGTGCTGAGGACAAGCTGCCTCCGGTCAATCGGTTCGTGGGCGAGTGGAAGTACGGTGACGACTTCACCCGTGGCGATCTGGTGCGGTATGGCAACCAGTTGTGGGTCTGCTGGAAGTCTGGTGATTCGCTTGCGATCGAGGACAACTTCATCGTCCTGCTGAACAGCACTGTGATCGGCGGTGGTGGTGGCGGTGGTGGCGGCACGCTGTGGCCTGCCAATCCGATTCCGGGTCTTGCCATTGCGGCCACAGATCCTCAGAACGGGAACCATTGGATTGACGGCGGTGCGCTGATCCAGTTCACGAATAACACCGCCGAGACGAACACCATCGGCCAGACGCTGACCAATGGTTCGTTGATCTTCCAGCGGGATATCGGCCAATACTTCTCGGTCAACATCAGCGCACTGGGCGTTCGCACGATCACTCCGCTGCTTGCCCAGAACAACCCGACCGGCGTTCTTACCAGCCTGTCCTACGACCCCAACTCTGGCAATGTGTTGTGGCGTGATATCACGAGCATTCCGGCTACGGTTGACACGCAGGCCGACCTGAACAATCGGGGCATTTTGCCGGTGTCGCACTTGACTACCGGCAAGTTGGTTTATGTGCGTGACACCGGCACCCTGTACGAGTTCATTGCTTCGCGTGCCACGATCACCAACTCGATCGCAGACTGGCAGCCGATCGTCAATAAAGTCCCGCACTATGCGAGGATCGGCAACCTGCCTGCCCCGGCCACGGCGGTTCCTCCGTTGCAGGATGGGCAGTTCGCTTACGTTGACTTCGACATCAGCGCGGCTCCTTATGGCCGTCTGTTCGTTTACGACCTTGCGAACACCCGCTGGAATCCGGTCAACCTGAAGAACTGGATCAAGAATCAGCGGTTCAACCCTGACCAAGCGACCGACCAGAACATCGGTGACTTTATGGTCACCACCGAGAATCTGCACAAGGAGTTGAAAACCTACGACGGCACTGCTTGGCAGATGATCTATTCCGAAGACAGCGTCAAGGCGTGGATTGCCGCAGCTTCGCAGTTTCGCGGCACTGTCGAGAACACCGGCAACGGTACTCGGGGCGCGATTGACCTGACCGCTCTGCCGGCCACTGCTGGTCTGGGCGCAAACAATAAGGGCTGGTACTGGACTTGGGTCGGCGTGTCTGGCTACATCATTCAGCCCAATGACATTGGCGGCGCACCGTCGGGCATTGACGGCGCGAGGATGTCGGTCGGTGACTGGATTCAGGTTGCTGAGATCACACCTCCGATCTACAACACGCCCGGGGATGCGTCTAGCGGGGTCGCTACGCCTGCGGTGCTGGCATATGTGCATATCCCTGGCGACCTGCTCTCTAAAACCCGTGGTGACGGACTGTACGGTCTGAACAACTGGGTGGCCGGTGCTTATGAGGTCGGCTCGTTGGTTGTCATGGGCGGCGATGTCTGGAAGGCCAGCACGGCGGTTGTGCTGTCTGACCTCCAGCCTGGATCGGTCACGATTCCAATCGCTGTCGCGGTTCGCACGGTTCAGGTGGGCAAGAGTTATGTGCTTGAGGTGACCGGCGGGCCGATGGCTTCTGCTGGTGTGATCAACATCGCGTTTGACATTGCGACGACCCCAGGCACTGAGAACCTTATTGTCCAATTGACTGCGGGCATGACTGCCACGCAAGTAGCTAACGCGATTGTGGCTCAGTGGGTGAACCCCAACGCGACAGCAGCGAAGTTGGTCGGGGCGGATGATGTCGCCATTCAGGTGGTGGACCTTGCGCTAGACACGATCACCGTCTTGCAAACCACTGTGCCCCCGGTTAACTCGCCGTGGGCGAAGGTCAACATCTCTGGTGGCGTTCGCAAGGTTTCGACAGACGCTGATCTACCTACGACGGGTGTTGCTAACGGCGACGTTTACCTCGTCCTGAGTTCAGCGATTGCGGGCGGCAAGCAGGCGCTCTATTCGTGGGATGCGGCAGCGGCTCGCTGGGAGCCTTTGGGTGGTGGCGGCACGCCTCTTGACTTGTCTGGCGGCAAGCAGATTCAGTCGCTCGGTGTGCCGGTCGGTACGGTGATCATGTGGGCGGGTCAGGCTCTGCCGCCTTCG